TTCAGGATAGAACCCGCAATTGCAATGCTGAAGGCCACTACTGCCCTAGGATATCGGAGATGAGCTCTTCTTTGCGCTTCTTGCGCCGACGTGCCTTCGATCTGTCAAAGCGGTCGATCCCAAGGGACTCGGCCAAAGCTAAGACTTCATCGGCACCTAGAGCCTCGAGAGACTCCTCGGTGTGCTCGGCCTCTACCTCTTCTACCTCTGGAAGTGCCTCAGGCTCAGACACTGCAGCTGCAACAGGCTCCTCAACCACGGGGGCTGGAGGCTCTACTACTACTACTGGCTCAGGAACCACCTCAACCGGCGGCGGGGCAGGAGCTGGAGCAGGCTCTTCGAGAAGAACATACCCACAGATCTTGCGCCCCGCCCACCGGTCGATGCGACTCATATCCGGGTCCTGAAGAATCACTTTCCCCTTTGCAGGGAGAAGCTTCCACTCGCTACCGTCACGAACCTTGAGGTTCTGTGAGACGAAAGACGTAACCCGGATAGCCATGCGGCTACCTAGTACTGGTTAACAGACGGGAAGGTGAACCCGCCAGCAACCTCGTTGAACACACCGCCACCAACCGTAGCCTCTGCGGGAAGCGCGTCACGACCTGCGAAGGATGTGTTGTACAGCTCCAGCTTGGCGACAGAAGCGATGTTGCCGATGCCCATGCCACAGTCGAACCATCCCATGAAGCGGATGAAGTTACGGACCTTCTCAGCCCAGAACTGCATGCCATTCAGCATCAGGTTGCGACCCAGCCACTCGGGCGGAGCGAACATGTAGATGTTTCCAGGAATCACAAGGTCAACCTTGATGGTGTGGATGCACCGGATCGACTCCTTACCAACACCGATGTTGCCAGAGCCGAGGCCCTTGAAAGCAACACGCTCCTGGCCGTCACCGAAGTCCTCGATGGTCCAGGCGGCAACATCATCCCAGTCGGGCAGGGCCCACAGCAGAACACCCTTGGGGCGTCGACTTCTCGAGAAGATCTTGCCAAGCTCGATGAGGTCACCACGCTGGATCCTGCCACGAGTCGTATCGTAGGCACCCGCCGCAGCGTAAGCCGCAACAGCCTCTTCGCCACGAACGATGCGACCAGCGGTGTACTGGCCTGCCGTCAGGGTTGCACCCTGGTCGACAGCATCGTTAATGAAGGTCATGAAGTAGAAGTCCTTGATGCCGTCCATGTCGGCAACAACCTGATCCTCAATCACCTTCATGATTGGGAACGGGTAGACCATCAACTCCTGAACTGCCTTCTCGTACTCAAGGCTGGAGATGGTGAAGAAGGGAATCTCGTAGCGATCACCCGACACGTACTGCACATCCGGCCGACCACGGAACGTCATAGACGTCGCCTTGGAATCCGGCTGAATGAAGTCGATGTACACGGGGGTATCGTGGTTTGTCGAGATCTGAAGATCTGCCCGCCCAACCGGCTTAACCGGAATGATGGAATCGCAGAAGCAACGCTCCCGCATCTTGTCCATCAGGAAGGCTCGTACTTCAGCTGCTGTCTTTTCGCGCTCACCCGGCGTTGAGATATCCTCAACGAACTGAGCGTTTACGATGGAGGCATTGACTTCCATTTTGCTCTTATCCTTTCAGTTCGCCGATTAGGCCTTGATGTAGGTAGAGGCGAAGATGCGAATCACCATCGAACTACCAATAGCGGAAAGCGACTCTTCAACCTTACCGACAACCAAGTTGGTGGAAGCCGCCGGAAACAGCACACTCCGTCCCGCGTTGGCATCACTAGTGCCCGTACCGATGTACTGTACTCCGAGCTCGGTTCCAGCAGCGTAGGCAGTAGCTAGCAGACCCTGCTGCCTGTAAACATCCGTCTCGAGCAGGTACGACCCGCCAGAAGAAAGAATGGCCACCTTGCCGATGGCCTGGACTGCCAGGTCACCGCGCTGGCTGAACACGGGGGAAGGGTCACTCAGCGGATCGAGTGCGTTCTGCTGCAGGGTCTCCGTGAGAGCGACATCACCGGTGGTTCCGGTAATACGATCCCAAGCACCTGAGCTGGTCTCGTAAACAAGCCACTCGCCCTGAATCAGGGGTGTAGTTGTGAGAGGGTTCTTAAGGGTAGAGTCCGCCAGAGGGACGTCACGACGGAACTGATCCATCGACCCAGTCTTTACGTTGAACGCCATTGCTATCTCCTCAAGCGTTTCTGGTTAGACGGCTAACGAGACTATCCTCGCCAATGCCTGTAGACGAAAATACTGGGCTCGACTCTTCAGCCGTTCCCAGTCGAACTCGCGGAGCCCCTGATGCCACCTTATGAAGGAGGCTCTGGAGATCATCCGTCTCAGAATCGGCGAGAGTCTCGGCGTAAGCCTCAACTTGGTCCTCGTCGATGAAACCGTTTTCAGCGGCAGTCTTGGCAATCGAAGTAACCGTATTGCTTCGGCGAAGAGCATCAAGCTCCTCGCGGTCAGCAGCGACCTTCTCCTGCTCACTCTGATGTGTGTCTGCTGCCTTGCGGAGCAGGGCGGCGATTGCCTGCAGCTCTTCCGAAATGGGAGCACTCATGCCTGGGCCTCCATGTCCTGCTCGCGCAGCTTAGTGATGAGGGCATCACGGATACGATCCGTGGCACTCATGTCAAATGTCTCTTCCTCCGAGCCGTGCTTAGCAAGCGACAAGGACTGCAGATACTCGGTCCCACAGGACTTTGGCGAATGCTTAAGCTCACTGACCTTCGCATTCCTAGCATCTACCGAAGCCGGGGTAGCACTCTTGGCTGCCTCGAAGCTCTTGAGAGCAGGAATACTGGCCAGCTTTTCGAGCCGGCTAGCAGCCTCCTTCAAGAGCTCGGGCACAGATGCACCCTCAGAAGCAGTCTTCTCCTGCTCCTGCTCCTGCTCGTAGTCCTCAGCGTCACCAAGTGCTGCCTGGAGGAGCTCTTCAACCATGCTCGGCATAGCTACTCCTGTTCTCCGGCGCAGTTAACGCCGATGGTGAATCCGTCCATCACCGCCTCTTCCTTGCAGAAGCGACAGAGACCCTTCTCATTAGCAAGCTTGATGAGCTCCAACTCCTGCCAGAAGGAATGCGCGGCGATCTGGGCACCGAACGCAAGCTTCTCCATCTCAGCAGTCTTCTCGAACTCACCGGCAACCTTCTCATGCTCGCCGCCGAAACGGTCCTTCGCGAGAGAAACCAAGTCTTCGAGACTCATGGTCTCGTACGTATCGACTGCCTCCTCAGAGGCAACCTTTTCCTGTCGGGAAAGGCGATCGAACAACGCGGCTTCCGAGGAACGATCCTGAGGATCTTCCGGAGCCATGCTGTTGATCAGATCCTGAACGCTGAGCGGTCGGGTCATGTTGTTCTCCTACCTCAAGACACCAGCTTTGGCCGCATTGACGACTGCCGAAGCTAGGAAACCTGGGTTGTTTGCAATGAAACTCTCCAGCTTTCCAAGCTGCCCACCCTCGACGTGTTTGACACGCTGTAGGTGAGCACTCAGAAAATACACAGGTGCAGCTAGGAGCGCCAATACCCCAAAATTAGATTTTGCTGCAGCGTGCTTACTCAAGAGTGCGGAAGAAAATGCAGATTGGTCTGAATTCATTACCTCAGGGAAGCTCTTTTGAACCCTGCTGAACTCCGAGATAAACGAGTCAACCAGGCCACCTCGGTAGATTCCGTACGCCTCTGCTAGCGCTGCTACATCTACATCAGGCACGTTCGCTACCTTCTGCATATACCGGGGAACTTCCTTCCCAGAAAATTTGCGAATTCGTATGACTAGCGCACGGGGGAGGATAGATCTCCTGGCGATTTCAGGCCGGAATCGGCGGAAGACACCTGGGCTGAAATCGGATGTAGCGAAGCGCATTCGTCCGTGGTGCGGGCACCATGGCAGCTGGAAATCTCTCGGAAGAGCTCGTGCCTGGGCACGTTGCCCACCACGACTGAGCGCTAGGTAGGAGAACTCTCTCGGGGAGAGCACCGTGCCAGACAACCCCAGTGTAGCCAGGAGCGTCCTGAGAGAAACATCATCAGCTCCATCGAGAGCCTGATCTGAGATCGGTGCCTCGTGATGAGCGATAGGGTCCACTACCTTCTTGCGAATGATGTTGGTCGTAACCCTCTTCTCAATGCTGGCTCGCTTCTCCTCGAGCTCGGAGGAGTTCAGGTACTCATACGTCTCAGGTGGACGCTGCAGCATGTAGGCGGTACTCAGATCACGAGCGACCTTGGCCAGGACACCAGACTCCTTGGCGGCCGGAACATGTACGTAGGACAGATCGAAGAACACAGGTCGGATGTTCCTGGCTCCGATGACTACCCCGTTAGGGAGTACCTCACCCATGCGGAAACGCAGGTGGTCACAGTACTCAGAGAGCTTCTTAGATCGGTGCCCACAGTAGGAGCACTCATCGAAAGCAACCCTGGTGCCCATGCTTACTGGGGGAAGACGTCCAGCATCGATGTCATTCCACAGGGGCATCGCCCCCAAACGTTCGAAGAGCTCGAGGTCGTTTACGGCAATGACCTCGATGCGCTTCATGCGCTCGTTCCAGCAGGACAACGGGATCCGCCCGTAGAACCTGTGGGGATCTTTGTTCACATGGTGACGGCAGAGGTTGGCTCGCTCAAAGGTCTTATACCCGTAGGCAGAAGTCCCCTTTGGGTTGAGCTGGTCGTACTCGAAGATGTCCCCGTTGCTGTTCTGTCCCCAGAACTCTGAGGCACCCATCGGAGAGATGATCAGAACCTGGTAACGGGGATTCTTCTTCCAGGACCGCAGCCACTGTGCGATCTCAGGGTGCATCTCACCCGCAAGCTTCTCCAACGCCCTCGGCCTCTCAGCATTGGGTAGGAAGAAGTTGACACCTGGCTCAGGCAGCCAGACCGGGTACTTGATGAGCCCTGTTGTCATAGACCGCTAGTGAGCGAGAGAGCGTCCTGGAAGTTCCTCGGGTCCAATCCCTTTGGTCCCATCATCCGCAAGCGGAAGGGAGCCATGGCCCGGACCTCACCCATCTTCTTCTCGAGATCCAAAAGCTTCTGGATCTGGTCCCCCGTAAACGTTCCGCCAGAGCGCTCAAGGACAGCATCCTTGAGGACAACGGCAGTGACGAATGGGTCTGACGTAACCAGAGGCGTATGCTTGTACATGAGGTTAAAGGCCTCACGGAGTCGCTTCTTGTTCCCGGCGGTCTGTCGGGCCACCTCTTCCCGGTACTCAGCATCCAGGGAACCGTGGATGGTCGACTGACCTGTCCCGATACCCATATCGGAGTGGTACTCCTCAGGGGTGATCTTCTGCAGAACACCAACCGTCTTCCTGAAACGACTATCCTTCGAGCCTGCTCGCTTCCCGGCAACAACACCACCGTAAGCACGGTCGACGAGCTCACCGCCTAGCCCATAGAGAGCTCCGCCAGCAGCAAGACTGGCACCTATACCCATCGTGAGTGGGATCTTCTTGGCGATAGCCTTGAAGGCTTCCTTGCCTCCCAGCTTCGCGGCAGCCTCGTTCCAGATGCTGGCTTCCTTAATCATCACAGCGGTATCTTCGATGGTGTCCACGTAGGACGCCAAGTACTCAACCGTGTGCGGCTTAAGGCCTGGGTACTCCCTGCCGATTTCGGCAGCGGTCTTGGACATCCCAAACGCACCACTTGCGCCCCGAACGAACTTCGCCGCCTTGGACTTCACCAGACCAAGAGCGTAACGAGCTGCTGGGATCTTGCCCTGAGATCGCAAGATCCGCATGAACTCAGAGTGATTATGAGGCTTGAGGTAGAGCATCCCGCCCTTAACCTTCACACCCTTCATCCCGCTGTAGCGGCCAGCAGCAAAGCCACCTCCGGCAATTGCAGTAGCTCCTACGCCCAGGGCTGCACGACGCTGGAAGACAGGAGACTTGATGGTCTTACGAGCTCCAGCGTAGGCACGCTGCGTACCACGAGATGCAGCACCCCAGCCTCGCTTGGTTCCTCGTGAAGCAGAGCTAAAGCCCCGACGG